GTGGATTATCGGTGCTTGCTACTAATTTTCCACCTACATCACCGTAGTTAGCTTTCGCCCACTCAAGTGATTTGGTCATCACATGCAAAACAAAAGGCTGGTACTCAATATCCTCTTGTTCTAAATGCGGTACAAAGATGTGGTAAGGGTCAACTCGCTCATAGCAAATCTCACCCTTTTGGTTACTATCCTTGTCGATAGCCTCAGGGTCCCAATAACACTTGATGAATCCAGTACCAGTGTTAGCACTCCACCAAACAGCCTGGCGGAGAACCTTCTGAATGTTCTTGCAACTCCACTGAGCGGCGAAGATAAGTTCAGCGACACGAGCCGCTACAATATCCCGATCCTCAGAGGATAATGGGACTACCGTGAAGATAGGCTTGTTCGCAGTTAATTTAGCAATGAGAGTACGAATAATAGGACGAATGCGGTTAATAACCATCCGCACACGCCAAGGAGGGGCCTCAGGAACTCTAAGAACGAATCCACTGGTGGTCCCTGTTGTATTGGTAATAACACAGTTCTGTTTGCCAGCATAGAACGCTAAGTTCAATTGCCACTGACGCTCAACTGTGATTCTAGAATCGCGTGCCCTTTTGTATTGATCTTCACACCAACGGATTGTGCTTTTCTCATCGCGCTTACCCTGGATGCTAGCAAGCACGCCTGTAGGCTTTTCCGACGATGCGTACTCACTCATCAGTTATCGTCCCTAGGATAAAATGCGTCCTGCATTTCTTCTTGATAGTCAGAAGGTTCCCCTACAGGGATGAGGCCAACTAAGGATTGATACTTAGCCGCCTCTTGTTCATCTGTCCCTGTAGGATAGTAGGGTTCATCCGAAAAGGTCATCCCATTGCTGTGAAGTTGCCCCTGTAAGGCCGATAGGGTCATCGGGTCCTTGCTCATCAATAGGCTCATCAACTTCATGTTGTGGTCCCTCTCCTGTTGTAACAGGTTCGTCAGGAGCATCGTCGGAGACGAAGGGGAGAAGATCTTCTTCCTCTGCCACAACAGATACATTAAGAGCATTGTCAGCAGCGTCGAGTAGCCCGCTAGCACCCAAGGCATGTAGTACACCCTCCGCTTTACGCAGACGCTCTTCTAAGGCGTGCATCTTTAGCGTTTTCTGATGGTCGTCTGCCATGTATTTAACCATCGTGGATGGGGATGCTGCACCGTAGTGCTCAGCCATTTCTAGAACACAGTACGAACAAATGTAGACGACACCATAGAACTTGTCGCCACAGAGTCCATCAGTCATACCGCGTTCGTCGCTGTTACCTCCACGTCTACAAAATTTACAGACGCCCGGTGCAGCATAGCCACCATCAACAACAATGGGATATCTGGCGTTTAGCGCCTGCATTTAGGACTTCTTGGAGGCAGGCAGTCCATCGTCCTTACTGGACTTCTTAGAACTGCTACCTGAATCGTCCTGAACCTTAACAGACTCAGCGGCAGCTTTCTGAACGTCCTCGCTTGACTTACCCTCAAGGTCCTCAAGGTAAGCAGGTCCGCCGGTTCCACCATCATCGTAAGCACCGGGGGGAGCGTTCATAGGTGCCGCAGCCGCACGAGCGTTGTTAACGCTGGAAAGGTGGTCTGCGTAGTTAGTGACGCCACCACGAGCAACAACGTTAGGCTCACTGAAAACCTCACGTTCTACAACAAACGCAGGAGTGAGTTCGTGCTTCTCCCGCTCAGCAGCAGGATTGCTCATCGTGTTGTCGTGCGGGTCAAGAGTAAGGGGTGAGTAGCCAATGTCCAGGTTCTCGTAGTTAGGCTCACGGCCCTCAATACGAGCGCGGTAGTCCTCAAGGCGACGGCGATCTTCCTCATCCGAGTAAATACCCGGAGGACGACCATGCTTACCTTCATGGACATTGAAATACTCAGTCTTTTCGGTTGCCATTTCTTATCTCCTTATAGGCTTGACCGAGTGGCTCACGCCCAGCCTACAGGCAGCCAGGGCGGGGGTCCAGCATTTCCTTATTACCAGTCACCGCCCATTTCATCCGTAGTCCATGTAGTCGCGTATTCATTCCAGTCTTTTCTTCTGTTGTCTACAGGAAGGTCATCCTTTACCCAGCCAGAGACTCTCTGACCAGGCTCACTGGCAGCAGGTAATCCAAGGGGGTTACCAGGCTTAGGAGGTTCTTCCCATTCAGGAATATGCAACTCAGGACGACTCATGATGAAATATCTTAACGAGTCACAAGCGTGGTCATTCTTCTTCTGAGGTTTTTCTTTCTTATTGTGTCTGTGAGCAATCTTCTTGTTAGTGTATTTGTCCCACGGTAGACGACCTAATTCCCAGATGAGTTTTTCGCAGTCTGATGTGACAAGCCACATCGGCTTTCCATCGGGGAGTGTCGTGTTCAAATATCGACGAACGCGGATGACACCGCTATCAATATCGTTGTTACCAAGCAGAATAGGTATCCCAAACTTGATGTACTCTTCATAGACACTAGTACCAGTAACAGGATTACGTCCAACAATAGAAGGATCACCAGTATAAGTAATAGGTGGACGCCCAAAAGCCGCTGAATATTCGAGAACCGTTTTCGCATGTTTATCAATCGTCCAGTCCGATTGATAGTGTTCATGGAACGTAATTACTCTCCCAGAGTCAGGATCAACAGCGTGCCATAGCCAAGCAGTAGGGTTAGTTAATCCGTGATCCATAGAGGCGTGAATCTGCCAGTGGGCGGGAATCTCCACAGGACTAATAACGTGGACGTCCTTGGAGAACATAGGGTACACTTTTCCAGCGACTTCAACAAATCGTCCATGAACACGAGCGTTAACCTCTTCCTCATCCATTCCCGTACTAAGGAAGTCGATTTCTGCTTTAGAAATGTACGGGTTCTCCGTCATATCAATTTCGATGATTTCTACTGCGCCGAGTTTGTTATCAATCCCTGGCTCATACAAATCATCGAAAACCCACGTCATGCCTTCAACCGGCGTCATAGTAATCCAAAGGCTACCGCCAGTGTCCACTAAACGAGCGCGACACTCACCGTAAACATCCTGGGGAGGCTCTTCATCGAAGTGGATAAAATGTCGAGACGTACCAGAGAACTTGTCCAAGTCCTGGTCATAGGACATTAACTCTACGAAAGAACCGTTCTCAAAATTAAGTATACGGGTTTGGTTATCGTAGGCACTATACCAACTACCTCCGCGTAATTCTGAGATGGGAGTGAATCGCAACAGATTGGGTATGATGATCTTCTCCACACCGTTTGTGAAGTCTGTGGAGACGATTCGACCACGCACTGGTACGTTGGGAGTCTTACGGTACGGATGTTTTCCTCGCAACCAGAAAAGGTCTTCAGTGATGCCGCCGACAGTCTTTCCACTTCGGTTGCCCCCAATGTAGAGTTTGATCCTACTGGTTGACTTATGGAAAATCTCTTGTTTAGCGTGGGGAGTGTACCCATCAATGTTGGGTTCGACTGCCTGACGCTTGAGTTTTTCGGCAGCCTCTCGGATAGCATCCGCTGTGCTTACAGGCTGGTTACTTTTGGGACGAGCCATTATTGAATGGCCGCCACATCAGAGGCGATTTGCTCTCTAGCGTTATCCGCAGCAATCTTCGACTCATAATCAATAATAACATTACGCCAATACTCAGCACTAACCCATTGGAATGCCTGAGTATCAGTCATCCCAGCAATCGGATTAGACTGATATACAATTCCATTAGGCATAGTAGCCGGATAGGTAAGATTATCCCACAATGCGTGTCCTGCGGCCTTAGCACGAGGTACAAGCGCCGGAGGGATAGTAATACTAACAGTAGCCACTATGTCACCGAACCTTAATTAGTACGTTAAATGCTGCACTTGGCGGGGAATTAGTTCCTACACCACTTGATGCACCTGCGGGAGCAACCGCCGTAGCAGGGTGCTGGTGATAGTTACTACGTCCATCTGTAGTAAATGGGTGAAGGTGACCAGTGTTTTCACCATTCGTATTGTAACCGTATGCGCCCTGCGCTGCAATACGAGTCACAGAACCTGAACCTGTACCTGCCCAAGTTATATTAGATAAGGGCACGCCATGAGTGTGTCCTCGGTCAATGTCCCTTGTAGTACCCGTATGGACGTGCTGACCTCCACCACCATCACCGAGAGTATCACTACCTGTAGTAGCATCATGAGTGTGAGTAACTACAACAGAGTTCTCAGCACCCCATAGTGCGGCTAATGATCGTAATGTTAATCCAGCGCCCGCGCCTGCTGCAACAATAGCCCTACCAGCAGAGTTAGGTATATTAAAGGTACTAGACCCATTACCAATTCCCCAAATTGTACTAATTCTAGCAAATAACACAGGATAAAGAAGGCGAGGGAGTTGCCGACCGTCACAAACAAACCAGTTACCTGAATCACCTGCATAAGCAGCAATCTTAATGTCACCAACAACAAAATCGTCATGTACATGGTTACCAGAAGCTGCTTGACCAGGACCAGTACCTAATGTGTGATGTTGAGCATTTGGACCAATGTTCAAATCACTACTCAAATGGATTGAATTACTCTCAATAGGTCCAATAGTCACAGCAACCTCTGAGCGTTAGAAGTACGGAAATAGAAAAGCAAACCCTCAACGATAGCCATAGTAGGTTCGTTGTTGGACTGCACTATGTAGGTAAACTGGAACTGCACCTGGCGGAACCGTACATTAGAGGTAGAAATCGACTGCGTACCGGGAGT